CCACTAATATCTGCAGAAGAAACACTCAAGGCATCAGCCCAGACCAACCGCGCAAAGCGCTTAAAGGCCAGGTCGTCAATATCTCCCAAACCTGTGCTAACAGTGGGTTCAATGATTTGACTGATACAAAGAGGATCTGCAAAAGTGACACCTTGACAAGTGGCAAAACCAGGAGCTGAAGCTCTAACAAGGCCACCAAGTTCGAGGCCTAAATTAGGTTTATCCATGCCCGCAGAAGCATCAGTGTCAGTCTTAGTTTCAGCAGAATTGTGAGGATTCGACTGAAACGATGAATCAACAAGACCACTCACGTGGTTTTGGATTTTCGAAGTAGAGTAAGTTATACCTTGGGTTTCGTATTCAACAGGTTGTGGTGGAACCTTATTGGCAACGCGAAACCAAAGTTCTTCATAAGTAGGAAAAACTTCACACAAGCCATAAGTCTGATATAAATCCGACTCCAAATCATCCTTGAGTTCTTGGAAACATTTAAATCCAACGAACCAAGCACGTTCTAGAGTATCAGTTATATTCGATTTAATGGCATCTATTTCTGAGAGATCAGGGTTAGGTTTAACATACCTAACTGCCTTAGAAAGAGAACCTTGCTTAATGACGGGGAAAAACGACAATCCCGGAATTAGACCTGGCTCAGCTCTAGTCTTACAACTGAGGAACTCAAGATCTAAGACAGATTCAGTATCTGGAATAGGGCCTGCAAGCTTATTTGCTGGCGTAATAGTAACACCAACAGTAGCTAAATACTTCTCTGAAGAGTTGTAATTATAAAAGCCGGCAGAAGGATGAACAGATTCAACTCGATCATCTCCAAGGCCGAAACCACTGACATATTCTCTAAACCCGGTATACCCAAGGAGAGGAGCATAATCTGCATCTTCAACAATGAGCTTTCGTTCGGGAGTCAATCCGGCGTACCATTCTCTAGCCAACGCAACATAAGTGCAACCAGCTAAGGCGGTTCGAAAGAAAGTGTTATGATCCGTCGTTCCAGGTTGACCGCTAATGTTTCCCATAAGAGACTGAGAAACAGTTTTACCAATAACTGTAAAGTTAAAGATAATAGCATGAATCAGAAGAAAACGAGCTCTCCTATCTTCAATCGTCCAAGTACCATGCTTTTGGTACCAGTGATCAACAGCTTCAAAAAAGCTGAAGAAAAACTGAGCGCCTAAAGTCGAATCAAAGCGCTTAACATCGGAAGAGAACCCAACACTTGAAGTATTGAGCATCTTCTTGACAATTGCATCCCAACCAGGACCCATCACTTCTATTCCAATAGCATGGCCCCACTTAAGGTGCGATGCATGGAAACTAGCAGTGAAGGCTCCAAAATACTTCCGATATAAATAACAGAAGTCAACTTGGGAAGCAGTTATCTCACGAGCGCCAACTCGGTTAATCTTGTCCAAAGCAAGAAGCTCATCCTTACCAAAACTACCAAAGAGAAAATACGGCATATTTCCTTGACGGAGATGTGAGTCTTTCTCTTCGACATGAAGTTCAAGTTCGTTCGAGGCAACATACTCGTCTTCGACAAAGTCGACAACGTGATGTTTACCACGAGCACCAGGCTTCTTCCACAAGTGACCTGGACCGGTGCCTCTCGGCAACGGTTTCATATAATCACCGAAAACTGCCTTCGGATTAAGGACTTCAGCCAAAGAATAAACACGAGCTTCAAAGATAGGAGGAACCTCAGCAACGAGGCCACTCATCACCATCTTGAAGTCGTGTATAGGCAAGTCCATAGGTCGAACTGAGAATTTATCCTGCAGTTGAGCCATAAAGCTAAGCTTACTTTCTTGCATATGCTTTGGAGCTTGAGTTTTGGTTAAAGGGCTAGGGACTTTTAAACAAGAAGAAGCTAAGCTTCCTTTCAATAAAGTCCGCACAAGTCGAGTTTGCGTCGGGACAGACATTCGATCATTAATAAGAGCCACCGGAATAAACCCAGCGGGCACATCAGGACTTTCAAAGTCATTAAGAACCGGACTGAAACCTTCAAACTCTGTTGAAGCTATATTATCGCAACAACAGACTATGCCTTGGGTCTCGAACCTAGTTCGAACACCTTCTAGCATCTCTCGAGTGACGGTTTGGGCAATGCCATGAGTTATGACACCTCCCACTTTCTTCCCTAGCATATGAATGCCATAGAGGACTTGACCGTCGGTCAAGAACATACCACAGTCTCCACCAAGAGTGGCGGCTGGGTATTCATAAGCATCCTGGGAAACAACCACAGTGTGGCCTTCTTTGAATCGAGCAGAACTAGGTATAGTCACCTTTTCAACCATGTCAACAAGAACACGATTCTCAGTAGCACTAACCAAAAAACTGCTTTTACCGCTAACAGCCTGTAGGCCACCGAAGTGGTCTAAATGAGCTGGAGCAGTAGCAAAATGGCGAGATAAATCTGGACCAATTGGCATAGCTTGGTTTGTTGTCATGCTTGGATACCAAATGCCTATATCGGCAGGGTCTCCGTTTGCATTCAAAAGAGGCTGAACCTCTTTCCAACGAAAGCGAAGATGGAATTCTTGTCCACGGTATTCCAACTTAACGACAGGCTCAAGTTGTACTTGACCTTCCATCAAATAATGGCGGTTAAATAAAACAGTAGAACCTGTTCTCCAAACTCGACCACGATAAACAGTTCCGGCTCTAGTATAACTAAGCCAGGCTTCTGAATTTCGGAGGGCACCAGCGAAAGGAAAGGTAGCAGGGGTGACCTTGCGGTCTCCCTGGGTGACATAACTCTTACTCCAATCATGGGTAGGAACATGTCGTTTCTTCCGATCAAGTTTCTTGCGAACATATCTTTTAGATTGGTTGGCAAGCTCGTCTGTTTCGTCCTTCTCCCCTCCGGTATAACGCTTCATTAAAGCGAATCCGATAGAAAGGGCCGAGACAAATGAAATGGCAGCAACAGCCATACCAAAGTATGATAGTCCCATTTTACTTTCGACATGTGCAGTATACCAAACGCGGAGCTTTTCCATACGAGATTGAATATTCTCTTGGATAGCATCCGCAATAACGGCAACTTTAATCATGGCACAGAGCCCAAGGTCCCGGGGAGGACCAGCTTTGATCTTTTCTAGCACTCGAAAGAAAAATATATCTATCTTAGTACTTAAAGGCAAATCGGCTTCAGGATCAAATATGGGGAGCAAATTGCCATCTTGATCATACATGTCCAAATCAGGGCGAAGATCCGAGTCTTTCTCACCCTCACCACCAGATTCGACAAGCGAATCCGGATTGAGAGCTTCAATAATCTCGGGATCTACAGCAACAGAAATCTTAGCAGCAACGCTTTCAACGTCACTTTTAGAAAATCTACGATTTTTCAAAAACTTTTCACCAAAGGCTACAAGTTTCGAAATTGCTGTTTTGGCCTTTGCGGGAGGCATCTTTTGCTCAGGCGGATAATTCGTGGCAAGAGCAGCAAGCTCCTCCCAATGATCATCCGTCATACAAAATCGCTTCTCGAAGTAGGGGCCACCCATGTTTTCATAGGTATCCTCTTCTTGAGGAGCATTCATCTGGTTTTCAAAAGCTGGGAGAGAACCCAGCTCAGCAGAAATCGAATTCAAAATCTTTTCATCCAACACTTGCAACAAAGGTGCACGCGTGGTCAAAGAACTTTTGAATGATTTAATATTAGCCAGATATTGCTCAGCAATGAGAGTCATAGCGTCAGCGTAAGAAATAGGTTGAAAACCAGGAGTTTCTTTCTGTTCGCCAAGCAATACGTTGTTTGGAACTGTTCTCCCATCACTAACAAAAAAGTTAACATGGTTAAAATGCGCCAAATCAGGAGGCTGTTGACCAGTAATTTTGGCTTTATCACCAAGAATCAGGTTATTTGCATTAACAGTTGCAAATTCACGTTTTGGCTCCATATACAAAATAAGACCATTACCAGGACTAAAACGTCGCAAAACAGCGCTCGGATTAGTTATTTTAATACTAGATAAAATGCCTTGAGGGCATTCATTAGAAGATAAAATCAAACCATGCGAGTTGAACGGTGTTGTCTTGTCAAAAGCTTTATTCATATTGGACTTATAACAACTCATCCAGGTCATCAACTGGGGGATCATTTTGGACTGTTGAAGAGCATTCAAATCAGTTCCAAAATCATCCATATAGTAGACGAACTGGCCAGTGTAGCCAGAAGAAAATTGGTCAGCAACATTGTCAGCGAAAGTTCGCGACAAACGTGGTTTATCACCAAAAATGTTGCTAGCCAATTTATCGACAAATTGTGTTTTTCCAGCACCACTTTTCCCATATAGCCACACACCAAAAGGTTCCAATTTAATATTGGAGCCATCTGGAATGAGACTAATTTCTTGGGATATAGAGCGGAGCTGAGTCAACGCTTCCTTCACTACTGCCTTAACAAAGACAAGATCAGAGTCTAAATCATAAAGATGACGTCGGAAAATATTACCCATCTCTTGAAGAGAGACTTGGTAATCCAACTTAACTTTAGGACCTAGATCCTTTCTTGCTTTAACAATAGCAACCAGGTCAAAAGCCTTAGTAATGGCAACTTGATCTGCTTGAGGAATAGTATTTTGAGGAATACCTATAGAATACTTTTGGTACACGGCGACTCGATACCTTTGAGGTAAGGCATGAGTCAACGCACCCAAAGCTTGGTGCAGTGTGGTGAAAGCACCAGCAGCTAGGCGAACTTTCTTAAATTGGGCTATCATAGTAGAACCAATAGATTGTTCAAACCCGCCACCAGCTAAATCAGCAAAGACATAACCAACGGCTACGAGAGAAGCAAGCATATTGGCCTTAGGAAAAGGACCTTGAGTCTCGTAAACTGGATTAATTTCTGCATGTTTTGCATCTTCAAAAGGATCAGAATCTTCGGGATAAGAAGAATCTTCAGCTTGTAGTGAAGAAGAGGGAAAACCTTGTACCTGAACGGGCTGGACGGTACAAGGGGACGTTAAATCCTGCAACATGACATTCAATAATTGATAGAGAACGTGATATGCAGGGATTAAAAGTCCCAACGTAGCAAAAAACAGTGTAATGCGTTTAATGACTTTATAAGTGTTACCAAAGCATTCGGAGAGGTCATGAAGATATTGAGTCATCTTAATAAGAATCGTCGTTACTATCGTGACCGTCACCAAACTTAAGGAAACGCGCACAGCTTTAGAATTGAAAAATTCTTTAACTGACGCTGAAATGCGCTCGAAAACCGAGCTCATATTAAAAGTCTCCACCAACGCGGTGGTTTTTTCTGACAACTTAGTGATAGAATCACAAGTGTCAGTGCAAGCTTTGCTTGCTTTCGCAACATTCACAGAGATGGATTTAACATCTTCTGGAAGACCACTCACAGCCTTAAAGGGTGCGGTGATGCTAGATAGCATTTGGTTTTCAAAACTAGAAAGAGAAGCTAAATATATAGCAGCAACTCCTTCTTTTCTCGGAATATGACAGATAAGTCTGCCTTGTCCCACTGAAAAATAATGCATATCTCTTCTATCTGTTCCAGACGCACCCACAAAAATGGGTTCTGGAGCGAGAAAAGAAATAAGTCCATAGCACGGATAAGGGTAATCCGGGACTTCCACATTCAAAAATTCAACATGTGTGATAATGCACGCAGGCGAGCCACCAAAGGCTACCTTAGGTGCAAAATCGTATGAATCAGTGTGAAAGTGGGCGGGGTCAAAGGTCTCTGGAAGAGGCCCTTGACGGGTTTCAAAAAGCGGTTGAGAGCTTAATTGAGAACCAGTACAAGTAGGGGGAGTACTGGTTTTATTTTCGAATTTAAAATGAGCCTGCGTTAGCATGTTAGTTGAAATCATTTTGTGCGTTTTGAGTGTACTGGAGTGGCACGGGGGGTCCAGCAAATACGGGGCTACCGTGAACACAACAAAGGCATCTCAAAATAGATACAGCGTAATTCAAAATTCAATTCAAGGCGAGAACTTACTAACCAACCAATTCAAAAGGTTGTTAGAGGGTCTTTCCTTAATATAATTAATTTTCAATCTTAAAAAGTTAAGATATCATCAATGAGCGCGGGCAACGGCCCAAGTTTGATAATAGAATGATTAAAGTAGTTAGCGTCACTGAAGAGGTCCAGATCCAGCCCACATGGCCTATATTGCTCGAGTTAAGGAGACAATTAGTAGCATGGGTACTGCGAACAGAGTAGTCAACAGGACTTACGCATAAGCATCTAAAAACAACATTGTATTATGAAATTGCGGTCACAATCAATTATATATGAGGAGAAGACTTTGAGAGCAGGGGAGACAGCCACTGGCCCGTAAGGGTTCAGCGGGTCCGTAAACTATGCTCATCTACCACGCGAGGCGTCAACGTGGCACCCTATTACGGGGATAGTCGTATTATGAATTAAAATAAAGCAACAGAAGTATATCAAAAGAGAGTAGTTTGAAGCATTACCAGAAAAAATAAAGGAGTAAACAAAATAGGGAAAATAAAAGACACATTCTAAGAGATTCTAAAAGAGATAAAGTCCAAGGGCAAAAATGGCCGGGACGGGGTATATTAAACCGTAAATCAAAAAGAATGTGGAC